GTAATGGGTAAAGCAGGCGCAGAAGCTATGGAAGAGTTAGCTGCAAGTGCTACAGGTGTTTTTACAGAGGATACTGTAAGAAAAGCAGAAGCATTTAATGACACGATGAATCGACTTAAAAGACAAGTAATGTTGCCACTTAAAACAGCTTTTATAGATACAGCAAAAGCAATTTTAAATTTTGCTGAAGCTATGGGTTTGATAAAACCTGATTTATTTACTAAAAGCATGGATGAGCTAAATACATTATTGGATGAACAAAAAAAGAAAAGAGATGAACTTATAGCACAACAAGAGGGTTTTTTAGATGTTTTTAAAGGTACTATTTTTGAAGGTACTGTACCAAAACAGATTGAAGATACTAAAAAATTGATTATAGAAATAGAAAAAATGATTGCCTCAAAAACAAAGCAGGAAGAAATACAAAAAAAACTTAATGAATCTTTAGCTCTTGGAAATGAAGAAGGAGAGGAACAGATAAATCAAATTAAAGATACAATACAAGTTGTTAAAACTTTTGCTGATACTATTGAGGGTAAATTAACTACTGCATTTACAGATTTCTTTGATATTGCAAGTGATGGTTTTGGAGATTTCAAACAACTAGCTACTTCTATTATAAGAGCTATTATTGCAGAACTTATACAAATGTTTATTGTTCAAAAAGCAGTAGGAATGGTAAAAGGTGCTTTATCTGCTCCAGATTTAAGTGGAGGTTTTTTAGGTACACCAGATATTTCAGACTTCGAGCCTATAACTTTTGCAGGCGGAGGTTATACAGGCATGGGTGCTAGAGCAGGTGGATTAGATGGAAAGGGAGGCTTCCTTGCTATGATGCATCCAAGAGAAACAGTTATAGATCACACTAAAGGACAAGGCATGGGTGCTACTGTTAACTTTAATATATCTACAGTAGATGCAGCAGGTTTTGATGAGCTACTTGCTACGCGAAAAAATATGATTATAAGCATGGTTAATCAAGCTTATAACTCAAGAGGTAAAATGGGGATAGCATAATGTCAGGTACTTTTCCAACAACCATAAAACCTAGTAGTCTATCATTGCAAGACAATAGACCTAATTTGATAAATCAATCTGTATCTGGAAAAAGAGTTACTAGGAAATATGGATCACAATTTTTTACTTTGGATATAACATTACCACCTTTATCAAAAGACGATGCAATGGATGTTTTTGCTTTTCTTAAAAAACAGCAAAACTCTTTTGATAAATTTGATTTTACATATCCAATAACAAACAGAGGTGCTAATAGAACACAAACAGATATAGTGGTAAATGGTTCTCATAGTGTAGGAGATAATACTATTGCACTCTCAGGTTTTGATGCATCAACAACCGATGTTCTCAAAGCAGGTGATATCATAAAGTTTGCAAATCACGATAAGGTTTATATGCTTGCATCTGATTTAGATTCCGATGGAAGCGGTAATGGTACTGCAACAATATCACCAAGCATAATATCTACACTAGCAAACAGCGAAGCAGTTACAGTTGATTCTCCAAATTTTAAGGTTTATTTGAATAGTGATGTTCTTTATACAACAAATACTTCAGGTTTATTTTCTATAAGTTTTTCTTTGAGAGAGTGCATTGAATAATGTCAAGGAATTTAAGCTCATCATTACTTACGCAACTTGCAAATCCAACTAATACATTTTGCTTTTTGCTTGAAATCAATACATCAACAGTATTTAGGCTTACCGACAATCAGTTTGATGTAACATACGATTCAAACAATTATACATCTTCTGGAGAGATTATTTCTGTAAGCACAACACCTGAAACAGGAGAGCTAAAAGTAGAGGAAACATCTATAGAGTTATCAAACATAAATTCAACACTAATATCTGTTTTTGATGATGAAAATTATATAGATAATGCTGTAAATATTTATCTTGGTTTCTTTGATAGCAATGATGCTTTTATCGATGCATTAACATACTTCTCAGGAAACATTAAAAATGTAGAGGTAAGCGAATCAAAAAGCGAATCAAAAATTATTTTAACTTGTTCAAATCATTGGTCTAATTGGAATTTAAAAAAAGGAAGGCACTTTACCGATGAATCACAACAATTAGCCTTTACATCCGATAAAGGTCTTGAGTTTGCACACATAACAAAAGAAAACATTAGGTGGGGAAGTTAAATGGGTATTTTATCTTTTTTGCAAACTGTATTTACAATCTTAACAGTAATTACTGGTGTTAAAAATTTTAGAATAGCAAAAGAACTCAAAGATAAAGGTCAAGATATTTTAGCTACAAAAATTGCCGATGGCGGTAAGATTCCTGTTATCTATGGAAGAAGAAGAGTTGGTGCAACCTTGCTTTACATGGACACAGATTCAGGTAACTCAAGAGAATTGTTTGTTGTGTATGGTTTGTGTTTAGGCGAGATTGATTCAATTGAGCTTGATACTATAGAAATCAATGGAATACCTATTTCTGATACAAGTGTTTTTAGAGATGGGTATTACACAGGATCAGACAAAATTAGTAGTGGAGCAGGATCACTTAACACAGCAAGTCAAATAGGTAATGTTCAAGTTGGTGCTAATAATGGAAGGAGTGGTGAAGATCCAACAAAAAGATATAGGATGGTTTTTAATGCTCATCATGGATCAGACGATCAAACCGCTGATCCTATGCTTGTAGCATCCCAAACTAAATGGACAAGCAATCATAGGCTTAGAGGTATTGCATATATAGCTGCATCTTTCGAATATGACACTAAAGGAATGTTTACATCTACACCACAACTAACAGTAGTTGTAAAAGGTAGAAAACTATACGATCCAAGAAAAGATGGCTCTATATCAGGCGGTACTGGTTCGCACAGAATAGATGATAAAACAACTTATGAATGGTCAAATAATGCTGTGTTGCCTTTACTTGATTATATACATCAAGATCATGGTAAAGGTCTAGTAGCTTCTTTAATTGATTTACAATCATTTCAAACAGCAGCAAATACAGCAGATACAATTGTTAATGTTCCTGATTATGCAGGCTCTTATTCTGCTGCAACTTATACAGCGTTAAATGGTGATAATTTTATAGATGTTGATGAAACCACATGGGGAAAACTAAAGGGTAATGAAAAAATATCTGTAAAAGATAGTGGTGGTACAACAATACTTAACAGGGCAAATATATTAGATGTGCAACGCAACACTCCTCATTCTGGTTCTACAAGTTATAGAATTTACATTGACGATACGCCAGACGAAAAAATTAGTAAAAGCGTAACATTTTCAGCAACAAATGGTGATGCAACGATTACTGCAACTTGTTCTAGTCATGGAGCAAGTGTAAATGATAGGGTGCTGTTTGCAGGTGCAACAAGTTTGGGTGGCAATATTACAGATGTTGTTTTAAATAAACTATACACAATAACAACAGTTGCCGATGCAAATACATTTACCTTTGAAGCAACAAACTTAGATGGCACTACTGCAACAGCAAACTCCTCTGATACAGGCAATGGTGGTGGAAGCGTTACTGCTAAATTTATGTATGAAAATGAAACAGGAACAGTTTTAGCAGAAGTTACTAGATTTGAGTGTAATGGTATTGTGGATACCAATGAAACTGTTTTAGAAAATACAAGAGAATTGCTTTCAAATGTAAGAGGCTTTTTAAATTATGTAGATGGTAAATATTCTGTTCTCTTAGAAGATACAGGATCATCAAGCTTTAGTATCACAGAAGATCATATTATTGACGATGGTATAAAAATAAAATATGAGGATAAAGCAGAAAAACTAAACAAAGTTGTTGTTCAATTTTTTAATGCACAAAAGAAATTTGAAGCTGATACCAAAACTGCTTTCCATAATGATAACGCAAGCACTTATAAAAATGACGATGGCGGAGAAGAACTAGAAACTACTGCCGAATTTTCATATATCACTAATCCATATATTGCTTTTAATATGGGTAAAACTATTCTAAATAGAAGTAGAAATCAAAAAACAATATCTTTTGTTGGAACTCCTAGATTGCTAAATCTTACAGCAGGAGATGTTGTTGATATTACCTATGCACCATATAACCTATCAAGTGAGTTATATAGAATTGAAGCTATTAATCTATTGGAAAATGGTTTGGTAAATATACAAATGCTTGAGTATCTTGATATTTATTCTTGGGATGCAAGCCCACCAACAGAAAATGTAGGTGATGAAACAAGATTGCCAACAGGCACAGAAACATCAAAAGTTACATCTTTGGCGTTCACAGATACTAATGCAAGTTCAATAGGGAGACCATTTTTATCTTGGACAAATCCTACAGATTACCCATCAAAAGAATTTAGAGTTTCAATAGTTGATTCAAGCGGTAATGAGGTGCATAACAGAATTGTTAGTGATAATAAAATTGATCTTAACTTTATTAAAACAGCATCAAACTATGTAGCTTCTGTAACTACAATCAATACAATTGGAGCAGAATCAGAATCAACTGATTTAACTTTTACTGTTTCAGATGAACCAATAAAAGCAGGTGATATACAAGCAGGCACAATAACTGCTGATAGATTAAATGTTACAGACTTAGCTTTAGATTTTACTGCTGCTACTGTTTCAGGTTCAACAATAGGATCATTTCAAAATAATACTATGCGACTTAAAAAAGTTGCAGACTTGGGTACAGCAACAGGTATCTATCATATTTATTGTAGAGTTTTTGGTGGTAATGGTCAGGTAAAAACATTATCTATTGTTGCAGGTGATGGCACTTTTGGCACAGGATCAAGTTTTGAACTTAGAGATGATTTCGCTTATAGTGATGGATCAACACCAACAATACCTACAGCAGACGAAGGTTCTGCTCAATATCACTCTGGACAAACACAATTTTTTTCAGCAATAGATAGATTTGATAGCACTAATGAAATGGTGCAAAAAGATTTTATTGTTAGAAAAGCAAGCAATACAAGTAGAACATTGAGTTTATATGTACTAGCTCAAGGCGATGGCAACAATAAACAATTGAGTAATGTTCAATATGGTTTTTATAGATTCTCGGAGATTTGATGCCAATACATAATTTTGATTACAGCTATAAGTACAACAGCATAAAAACAATGCCAAAAAGTATTAACGATGATACACAAATAGTTAGAGAAGTTTGTGTCGAAGTAACAGGTGTTGATGTTTTAGATAGTGAAAAAACACATACTGAAAAAATGTATTCACAACTAGAAGGTGTTTATAGCTTGCGAGACAATGATTTACCACCTGATTTTATATTAGTAAAAGATATTACAGAGCAACAAATAATAGATTGGTATAAAAAAACTGTAACCTTAGATGATCTAAATATTTATTTTACATGGCAAATATTTGGTATTGATGAGGTAAATGCATGAGTTTATATTTCAAACACCATAGAT